CCAAGCTCGGCCACGACGCGCGCCGTTACATCGTGCCGTTCTGCCCGACCGGCGCGACATCCGCTACCGTCTCGATCAACTGCGCCTGACCAGCTCGGGGCCCGTCCTTGTTGGTAGCAGGGACGGGCCCCTCACCCGAAGGGAGGGCCGGATGGCCAGTTACGAGGAGTTCGACCGGTTCGCGATCACGGTCGACGTACCGGGGCAGGCGACCGCCGCCACGCCCGGCGAATGGCTGGTGGCGCCCGCACCCGTGCGCGGGCGGGTGGTGCAGGTCGACTGGATTCCGGCTGCCGCCATCACCGCAAATGGCACCAACTTCTTCAGCCTCACGGTGCGTAACCGGGCGGCGGGCGCGGGCACCACGAACGTGGCGACGCGCTCCTACGCGGCAACCAACGGGGTCGCCTGGACCCGGGAAACGCAGCCGCTGGTGGCGCTGGCTGTCGCCGCGAACCTGGTGGTGGCCAAGAACGACGTACTCACCGTGGAGAAGCTGGTGACTGCCGGTGGCCTGGCCATGCCCGCCGGCATCGTCACCGTCTGGATTGCGCCCAACTGATGCCGTTCTTCCCGAGCAACCCGTTGCAGGTTCCCGCCCCCGGGAACCTGCGCTACGGGCTGTTCAGCGTCGCCCGGGGGCCGCTGGAGCTGCCCGACCGGGTCGGGGTTACCGGGGCCAGCTACGACAGCGACGGCTGCGGCCAGCCGCGCGGCTGGCCAGCGGACTGTGCCCCGTCGCCGACCCCGGATCCGAAGACAATCGACCCGAACATCGGCGAGCAGGAGCTGCTGCCGTTCGTGGTGTACGCGTCGCTGGTGTGCGGCACGGCCGGCTACACCCGCGACTACCTGGAAAGCAAGGTGCGTCGCAAGCTGCTGGCGGTGGAGCAGTCCGCCGTGGAGCAGGCCCTGTGGTCGGGGGTGATCAACGGGGTGACGTTGGGCAATAAGCCGACGTTCCAGGACAACAACGCCATCGGCGCCGGCAACGATCCGGTGGTGTTGACCGCTGCCGCCACCCCGCGCGCCGCCATTTCGGCGCTGGAGCAGTACGCCACCGACAACTACGGCTACGAACCGGTGATCCACGTGGAGACCCGGGTGGTGGCGCACCTGGCGGCGGCGGGTCTGATCCGGGAAGGGGGTCGGCCATACCGGACGCACGCCGGCACGCTGCTGTCCTGCGGGGACTATCCGGGTACATCCAACGTGGGCGCGGCGGCGGCGGCGGGGCACGCGTGGATGGCGATCACCGGTCAGGTGACGCTGTGGCGGGATCCGGAGATCTTCGTACCGGACCTGGCGCAGGTGATGGCCCGCACAACCAACCAGATGAACGCGCTAGCTGAGCGCGTATGGGCGGCCACGTATGACTGCTTCGTCGCCATGATCGATGTGACTTTGTAAGGGAGTGAAGATGGCCCGCTACTACATCCACGTGGACGACGACCAGTCCACCGTTCTGCGGGAGCTGCTGGAACAGGCGGATGACCCGCGCACCGTCGTCTACCTGCCCGGCGAAGGACCCAACGGCGCGGTCGAGCTGCCCGACACCCTGGCTGAGTCGTACCAGTCGTCGGCAGCCGCGCAGGCGAAGGCTGACCGGGACGCTGAGGTGGAGAAGTACGCCGAGGCGGATGCCCGGACCCGGGTGGCGCCCGGCCCGGACGATCCGACCCTGGAGGATCTACGCGAGCCTGGCCAGAAGACCAACGTCGTCGCCGGCACCTACGAGGCCCCGGCACCGACCGCGAAGCGCGCCAGCAGCCGCAAGGCGACGAAGACCGAGGAGTGACCCATGCCGTCCGTCTGCTTTACGCCCATCGGCGGCAGCCACATGCGGGTCATCAAGCTCGACGCGTGTGGGACCGTGCTGACGGGCGGTAGCTCCTGCAAGGTCATCACGAGCGGATTCGTGCGGGTGAGTCGTACCGCTGAGTACGAGGACGCCGACGAGTTCATCGTGAAGAACGCCAACGGCGACATCTGCGTGAACGAACGCACCGCCCCGATCCTCAAGTGGATCAACATTGAGGCGGAGTTCTGCCAGGTTGACCCGGAGCTGTTCACCCTGATGACCGGTTCCCCGGCGGTGATGAACGACGCCGGCACCCCGGCGCAGGTCGGCTTCCGGACCCGCGAAGGCGTGATCACCACGGTGAACTTCGGCCTGGAGGTATGGACCCGGATGTCGGGCGCCAGTGCCTGCTCCGGCGGCGTGCTGACCTACGGCTACGCGCTGTGGCCGTGGGTGGTGCAGGGCACCATCGCCGACTATGCCTTCGAGAACGGCCCGATCAGCTTCACGGTCAACGCCCGGACGAAACCCGGTTCGCTGTGGGGCACCGGCCCGTTCAACATCCGGCTGACCGAGGTGGGCAGCACCCCCGCGAAGCTGATCTCGGCGATCACCGCGACCGACCACGAGCACTTCCAGTTGACGAAACTCGCCCCGCCGGCTGCCGTGTGTGGCTGCCAGACAGTGACCCCGGACGCCTGAGTGTTGGCGAGCGTCCCCCGGGACCCTCGGGGGACGCTCGGATGGAGAGGTTAGAGCATGGCCAACGCGCTGTATGACGCTGGGCGCCAGGCGTTCCTGGACGGGGACATCGACTGGTCCAACGACGACATCCGGGTGATCCTCGTCGACAACGCCGACTACACCGTCAACCTCGGCACCCACAACGCGCTGGATGATGTCCCTGCGGGCGCGCGGGTGGCGGTGTCGGGGGCGTTCAGCGGCAAGTCGTCCACAGCGGGTGTGGCCGATGCCGCCGATGTCACGCTTTCATCCGTCACGGGTGATCCGTCGGAGTCGCTGGTCATCTACAAGCACACCGGCGTTGAGTCGACGTCGCTGTTGATTGCGTACATCGACACGGCAACCGGCCTTCCGGTCACGCCGAACGGCGGAAACATCGTGATCACCTGGGACAACGGGGCCAACAAGATCTTCAAGCTGTAACACGAAGGGGGTAGCCCGATGGCAACCGGTTCCATCCTGCTGCCCACCGGAGCGGCCATCCTGCCCGACGGTTCCGCGTCCAACGCCGCCCCGGCGATCCAGCGGGTCAAGTCGAGCGCGGGCGCACCGACGCCCTACTTCCTGCAACTCGCCTTCGACGCGTCCACTGAGGAGCAGGTGATGTGGTCGTTCCGGATGCCCGCCGACTATGCCTCCGCTCCGGTAATGAAGGTCATGTACAAGATGACCTCGGCAACCACGGGTGGGGTTGCCTTCGAAGGCCGGCTGATGGCGGTTACCCCCGGCGACGCCCAAGACGTCGATGCGGACGCGTTCGGGGCGGCCAACACCGGTACCGATACGGTGCCGGGTACCGCCGGACACCTCGACGAGGTGTCGTTCGCGCTGACCAACGCCGACTCGGTGGCCGCCGGGGACTTCGTTGTCTGTTACCTGAACCGGGACCCGGCAAACGCGTCCGACACCGCCACTGGTGACTGCGAAGTGGTCGCGGTCGCGATCACCTACACGACGGCGTGAGGGGGCAGACGTGGCGTTGACCAGTACCGAACGAGACCAGGTCTGGCGTGCCTACATGCGGGTGATCAACGCCGAACCGTGCCCGTTCGTCAAAAGCGTGCTGCGTACCGCAGTCGACAACGTCGACGACTGGGCCGATACCAACGCCACCTCGTACAACAACGCGCTGACCGCCCAGTTCCGCAACAACGCCACCGCGACGCAGAAAGCCGCACTGCTGGCGCTGGTGTGCTGGGTGCGGGCCGGGAGATCGCTATCTGAAGGGTTGTAGCCGATGGCCCGCACCTTCGACGGGTCCGGCGACTTCATCAAGACGTCCGTTGGCGCGTGCGCGCTCACCGGGGCGTTCACCGTCGTGTGTGTCATCCGCCGCAACTCCAACTCGACCAGTTACCACAACCTGCTGACTGCCCAGACGGGTGCGCTGACCGGGTCGCAGTACGGGCTGGAGATCGAGTCCAACGGCGACGGCAACAACCTTCAGATCCAGTCGGGTAACACCGGGTTCCAGGCGTCCTCGTTCACGGTGACGACGACGGACGGCTGGTGCCTGGTCGCGGGCGGCAAAGCGTCGGGTACGGCGACGCCTCGCATGCACAAGTACGTCTATTCGTCGAATACCTGGACCCATCAGAACGCGGGCGGCACCCTGGGTAACCCGTCGTCGGTGTCCGGTGGGGTGTTGGCCTTCGGCACCTGGGAAAACGATCTTGACGACTACGACGGTGACCTTGCCGTTGCGGCGATCTTCGACCGGAACCTGACCGATGTCGAAGTGGAGCAGTTGGCGCATACCTTGCAGGGCTGGTACGCCGCCGGCCCCGTCGGTATGTGGATCTTCGACCAGTCCGCCATCGGGCAAACCGTCATCGACAACACGGGCAACGGCGCTAACCAGTCCTCCATCACCGGTACCGCCGTGGCCACCTCGTCTGCGCCGGGCCCTGGCTACGGATTCCCGATCGACGTCGGTACTGCCCCGACGTCGGGTGGAACACAACAGGACATCACCGTTTCCGGCATTGCGTCGGATGAAACATTCGGCACTGCCCGCCTTGACCTGAACATCACCGGGACCGGGATTGCGTCAGCGGAAGCGTTCGGTACGGCGCGACTCGATTTGAACGTCACCGCAACCGGTATCGCATCGGGGGAAGCGTTCGGTACACCGACGCTTACCCCTGGTGCTGTCACGCTGTCCCCTACGGGCATTGCTTCGGCGGAAGCGTTCGGTACGCCGGCCGTAGGGCTTGCTGTGGCCCTGACGGGCATTACCACGGGTGAAGCCTTCGGCACGCCGGTTATAAGTCTCAGCGTCGCCCCTGGCGGGATCGTAAGTGCGGAAGCGTTCGGTACCCCTCGGATCGATCTTGAAGTTGGCACATCGGGTATCGCATCGAGCGAGGCGTTCGGCACTCCCAGCGTCGGGCTCAGCGTTGCCCCCGGCGGGATCGGATCCGGGGAAGCCTTCGGCACGCCGACGCTGGCCCCTGGGCAGGTGACGATCGGCCCCGGTGGTATCGCGACTGGGGAGGCGTTCGGGGATCCGGTCATCACCCAGGGCCTGCTGATCGCGCCTTCCGCCATCGTCAGCGCCGAAGCCTTCGGCACCGCGACCCTGACCTCGGGCCCGGTCACCATCACCGTGGCGGGCATCGCCTCGGCGGAAGCGTTCGGGTCGGCATCACTGGCCGGCTCGGTGGATGTGGCGCCAAGTTCGATCGGTAGCGGCGAGGCGTTCGGCGGTGCGACGGTTACCGTCGGTCCAGCCACGATCAGCCCGACCGGTGTTGCCTCCGCCGAGGCGTTCGGGGATCCGGTCATCACCGGTGGGGCGGTGATGGGGCAGGAGGTCTGGCCCGAGCCGATCATGTCGGCGGAAGTGTTCGGACGTCCGGTGATGGCGATCCTGGCAGCCCCCGTCTGCGGCTGCGTCAGCGCGCCGGAAGGGCTGGAGCAGTTCGGCCTGCCCGCCGTTACGATCCTGGCATGAGGGGACACTGTGACTCGGGGCCGACCATCGTGATCAAGAAGTCGAAGCAGCTCGTTACCTGGTGGCTGCAATGGAGTGGGCAGGATCGGTGAACTATGGCGCCCTGTCTCTGGGATCTTGACGTCGGGTGCTGCCAAACGGTATGGGATGGCGCGAGCCCGGCTACGCAGACGCGGGCGCGCGAGTTCGCCACCCAGGTGCTGTGGGCGTTGACCGGCCGGCGCTTCGGCCCGTGTGCCATGACCGTGCGCCCGTGCCAGCCGCCCCGGGGCAGCACGTACGTGACATACCCGGTGTGGCTCGACTCGCCAGGTGATAGCGGGTCCTGGTATCCGATGGTGTGGGAAGGGGTGTGGCGTAACTGTGCGTGTGGATGCGGGACGTGCGGCCCCGAGAGTGAGGTTTGGCTTCCGGGTCCGGTTGCTGCCATGTCAGAAGTCCGTGTGGATAACGTTGTCGTACCTACCTCCGCGTACCGGGTTGACGACGGAAGCTGGCTGGTTCGTCAGGACGGTGGGGTTTGGCCTACGACGCAGAACTACTCAAACCCGGCATCCTCGACGGAGGACACCTTCGTCGTCACCTACTTGCGGGGGGAACTGGTCCCGTCGGGTGGTCAGGCGGCGGCTGGTTCCCTTGCCTGCGAGTTCATCAAGTCCTGTAACGGGCAACCGTGCCGGTTCCCGAAGCGGGTAACCAGCGTCAACCGGCAGGGGGTGTCCGTATCCGCGCAGGAGCTTGTATCATCCGGAGAGACAGGGCTCCCTGATGTGGATGCCTGGGTTCGTAGCGTCAACCCGTACAAGCTGGCGCAGCGGCCACGAGCATTCAGCCTCGACCTGGAGCCGCCGCGAGTAACGACCTGGAGCACGTGATGGGAACCCCGCACGAACCGGGACCGGATCAGATCGTTGCCCCGACCGGCATCGAGTCCACTGAGGCGGTGCTCGACCTGGAGCCGATCGAGGAGATCGACCTGCCGGAAGGTGACGTCGAGCAGTGAGTGGGCCGGTCAACGGGGAGCGCAGGTTGATGGACTGTCTGACCTGTCGGGTACCGCGCGAGTTCATCTTCCGGGGTGTGGCCTGGTGGTGTCCGGTGTGCAGGATCAGGAAGGAAGAACCTGGTGAGTAGGGGCAAGTTGGCCGCGTTCGCGCTCGGCGCGGGCCTGGTCGGGGTGGCCTGGTATGTGGTCTGGGTCCGCTTCGTCACCAACTGGGACGAGCAGGAGACTGTGTCATGAAATGGACCAAATCAACCAAGTGCTCCAACGGCGCCTGCGTCGAGGTGGTCCTGCCCTGGCGGAAGTCCTCGTACAGCTCGGACACCGCGAACTGCGTCGAGGTGGCCCTGGTTGCCCCGGTGCTGGTCCGGGACTCGAAGGACCCTGACAGCCCGGTGCTGTCGTTCGTCCCGGAGCAGTGGCAGGCGTTCGTCGACGGCCTGCGGTCATGACCTTTTACCGGATGTGGCGTACCGGCACACTCGACCCCGCCAAGGAAGGCGAATGCGACTACGTGCCGTCCGGTGAGATGGACAGCTTCGGCGACTGGTGGGCGGTCAACCAGGACACCATGATGTCCGGGGTGATGCCGACCGGCGAGCAAGTGCGGATCTTGTTCTACGACGTGATCGACTTTGAGGGTGAATACGTCCATGAACACTGCTTCGATTGGTGAGCCCTACTCACTCGGAGATAACGGGCAGTACCCGATCGGGTACACGTACCGGGGCTCCGACGGGCGGCTCTACATCCTTCGCAACCGAAGCACCCACGGCCACCAGCGGCTGCGCTGGTGGCACCGCGAGTTCTGGACGATTCGAAGGGCCGGCTGATGCCCTACACCGATGAGACCTTCCTGCCGGTCGCGACGACCCTGCTCGGCTGCCTGTCCGCCGCCGTCGCTGACCTGACCGACGCGCCGAACGTGGTGGGCCTGCGCTACGGGCCGGAAACCGTGCTGGATATTGCCCAGAACGCCGACCTGTGCTGCGAGGGATTCGCCTGGGTGCGGATGGGGGTGGCTGCGCCGCACCCGCTGTCGGCCGACGCCCGCTGCAACGTGTCGCTGTGGCTGTTGGACCTGGAGATGGGCCACGTCTTCTGTGCGCCCATGGGCGACGACCAGAACATCGTCACCGAACCGGAGCACACGGCGACCGCCGCCGCGTTGGCGGAGAGCTTCGCGGCGCTCCGAAAGGCCATCTGCTGCTTCGGCGACCTGGAACCGGGGTATCACTTCACCGTCGGCCCGTGGACCCCGAACGGCCCCGAAGGGGGCTGCGTGGGCAGCACGATCACGGTGACGGTGGATATCCCGGGCCGGGACAACTTCCCAGCGTGAGGAGCGCGTGATGGCAGGCAAGGCGAAGACGGTCCGAGTGACAGCCACCCGCAATCTCGATCTCATGAATGAGGGTGAGGTCAACACCATCGACCGGGACGAGCATGTGGAACGTCTCATCGAAGCCGGTTATCTCGTCGAGGTGGACGAGGCCGGGCAGCCGCTGGACAAGGACGTAGATCTTGGCGTGCAGGCACAGCCGGCCACTGACGGCGGCGAGGCTGCCGCACCGACGTCAGGTCGGGCCCGTTCCCGGTAGGCTGGGATTGCTCGGCCAAGAGCACAAAAACGCCCCCTCGCGCTGAGGGGGCGTTTTTGTGGATCGAGCGTCCAGGTTCCTCGCAACCTACCCACAGACTACAACGAACAACACGATCACCACAGCGAGAGTAGCCAGGGCGAGCGGCCAGTTCAGCCGCCACCAGCCGGGGTTGAGCAGGAACCTCACGCCAGCACCTTCTTTCGTGAGTTGACAAGCGCTTCTTTCATGGAGGCTCCTCCCAGGAGTCGGTGTATGTCTTCACGATACAACGCGAGGCTCCTGTCCGGCGTCCCGGGGTGGACCTACCATCAGGTTTCATGGTGGACGTCAGGCTTGATGACAACGACATGCGCGCGGTGGCCATGGACCGGTCGACGCCGCTGGTCGTCAAGACCACGGTCAGGATCCTGAACCGGGCTAAGATCCTGTGTCCGGTGGATACCGGCAACCTACGCGGCAGCCTCCAGATGAAGATCACCAAAAAGGGCGACCTAGTCATCGGCAGCGTGACCACCAACGTCAACTACGCCCGGTTCGTGCACGACGGCACCGGACCGCACAAGATCTACCCGCGTAAGCGGGGTGGGGTACTGGCCTTCCCGGTGCCCCGGTCCGGACGGATCGTCTTCGCCCGCTACGTCAACCATCCGGGCACCCGGGCACGTCCGTTTCTGCGCCGCGCTATCGAGGAGATTGCTCCGACGGCGGGCTTCGCGTCGGGCTGACCTGGGCGTTTTCGTCGGCGATGAAGTAGCACGCCCCGACCGGTTGCATCACTCGCCGTCCTCGTCAGGGCCGATACGTTCGACCAGCGGGTTGTTGTGCAGCACCTCGAAGACCTCATCGAAGGTGACGCCGTCCTCCAGCTCGATGTGGCTGAGGCCGCTGATGACGATCGGTTCGCCGGTGACGGCGTCGTGCAGCACCAGCGGGGTGTCGAAGACGAACGTGTCGCCATCCCAGTGGCCGGCATGCTTTGGATCAGGCACCGAGGGCCTCCACCAGGTGGTGCTCCAGCCCTCGGGCGATGATCTCAGCGGTGGCGTCGATCTCGACGAACGCGCTCATGCACACGCCGTTGCTGGAGGCCGCTTCATGGATGGGATGCAGTCGGAAGCACTCATCCTCGTTCTCAACGCAGTGATCCGGGTCGGAGACGTTGTCGCGGATGATCTTCGCGATGTGCTCGGCGAGCGTCACGATCTTCCCCTCTGGGTATCTCACCGGCTATGACCGTTCAACTGCTGTTCTGGATCATCGCCGCAATCCTGTTCTTCATTGCCGCGTTCTGGAACCCCGGCCCCCGCATAACCCTGGGCTGGCTCGGCTGCGCTGCGCCTTCCTTGCCCTCGGCTTCATCTTCGGTGGCCTGGCCATCGCCGCCGCCTAGCGTTCCGGTTCGCAGGCCACTCCATCCCCGTCGCGGTCCAGTCCGGGACGGTATCCGGGCTGCCCCCGGCGCAGTGGTGCCGCACCGGCCTCCTGCGCGTCTGCGCACGACTCGAAGTAGGCGTCCGAGTTGATCGGAATGGTCGGCACCGGATCGGGGGGAGGGTAGCCGTCCGGCTGGTCGGGATGCGGGTAGGTGCTGGTGACTACCGGTGTTGGCGGATCCTGCCACTGCGGCGGGTCCGCCGGCATGATCGCGTTGATCGCTGTGCAGACGCAGCACGCTGCGGCCACGGCCGCTATGCCGGACAGCAACGTGGTGCGCTCCATGCTGCAAGTGTACGGCTCACGTATACACTGCGACCATGGCGGACGACGAAACCCAGGACCGGCTGGCCGAGGCTGAGGTCGCCTTCCCGGGCCGCAACCCCAGGGCGGTGACCTTCGGTGACCGGGTGTTGATCGCCCTGGAGCCGACCGACGGGCAGGTTGCCGTGATGGCCCGGCTCGGCAAGTCCGGCCGCATGGATGACATGACCCGGGTGGCCGGCATTCTCGACCTGATGGAACTACTGCTGGCCGATCCCGAAGACAAGACGTGGCTGTCTTCGGGGCTGCTGGGCGGGGAGATGGGCTTTGGCACCGGGGATGACACCGGGTCGGACCTGACTGCGATGGGCCTGCTGCGGGCCATCATGGCGGCACACCGGCCGGAACCGACCAACCGGGAGGAGCGTCGGACCGCCGCGAAGAAGGCCGTCCGGAAGACCACTCGATGATCAAGCAACGACAGTCGGATGATCTTCCGCCCGAGCAGCACTTCTACCGCTCGTTCCGGGCCGCCATGTCGCGCTACCTGAGGGCTACGGTCCGTTACAACGAGATACTGGCCGCCTACCAGGCGAAGCATCCGGACGACGCCGTCATGGCGGAGATCGACGCCGGCACTGATCGACGATTCAAGGTCGCCGCCAATGATCAGAAGTTCTTCGGCCAAGAGGTGATCATGTACGGGATCGCGTACCTGGTGGAGCAGGCCGCCCGACAGGACTATCCCCGGCCGTGACTACCGAGCAGGGAATCCAGTGAGTGGACGTCGCGGCTGTCCTACGCTGCTGGCCGATAGAGGTCACGCTCGGTAGTAAGACGTACGAGATGGCTGCGGCGCCGGCGGCCGACTGGATCCAAGCCCTGGCCGAGAAGGATCTGTTCGCCATCATCCCCGGCTTCCTGGGCCCCGACGACGAGATCGAAGTGGACGAGGCCCTGGCCTGGGGCGAGCTGTCCACCAGTGACATCGAAACCGCCGTGCGGGACAGCATCGAGGCCGTCGCCGGTCGTCCCTGGTGGGAAGCGACCCGCCTGGTGGCCGCCGCCCTGGGGGAACCGGATGTGGTCTTCGGCCACCTGGTGGAGCGCGGCTTCGACTTCGAGCGGCAGTCACTGGGCGCGTTCTGCGCGGCGGTCTACGCAGTGGCGGTGCGCAGCATGGACAAGAAGGACCGGCTGAAGTTCGACATGACCCTGAAGACGCCGCCAGTCGATGTGGTCCGTGATGATGCGGACGCGATGTCGGATGCGTTCATGCAGGCTATGCGGGAGCAGACCGGCTTTAAAGCTGAGTGATCCCATTACGCTCTTGGCGTGACTTCACCGACCGCTTCTGGGTTGGGGTCGGCGTTCGTCCAGATCCGGGCCGACGTTTCGCGGTTTGCTCGGGAAGTGCGGCGGGGGGTCAACAACGCGCTGGCCGACGTCGAAGACTACTTGACCCGAGGCCGGTTCCCGAACGCGGTGCGGCGCGCGGGCGCGCAGGCGGGCCGGGACTTTGCGCGGCTGTTCAACACGTTCGCCAACAACATCAACATCGAGATCGACCGGAAGAAGCTGCTGGGCTTCCTGCGCGGCTTCGGCAAGATCACCCTGGCGATCGGGGCTGCCGCCAACGCGCTGTCCACCCTGACTCCGCTGATCGTCAGTCTCGGCTCGGCACTGGCCAGCGTCGGCACCGCAGCGGCAGCCACCATCCCGTTCCTGATCTCCGGCTTCGTCGCGGTGGCGGCCACTCTCAAGCTCGCGTTCAAAGGAGTCAGCGACGCCATCGGTGCGGCCCTGACCGGCGATGTTGAGAAGCTCGATGAAGCGCTCAAGGCGCTGAGCCCGTCGGCGCAGGCGTTCGTCAAGGAGATCGCCGCCGTCGAACCGAAACTGAAGCTGCTCCAGCAGACCATTCAAGAGTCGTTCTTTGCGCCGCTCAAGGGCGGCTTCACCGAACTGATCAACAGTGGCATCCTGAACACGCTGCGTAAAGAAATGTCGGGGATCGCCTCCGACGCCGGCAAAGCCCTACGCGGCGCGCTCGACGTGGTGGCGGCCAGCCGCGCTCAGATCGGCGAGATCCTGACCGGCACCCGGGAGGCGTTCAGCAACCTGGCCGCACTGCTGCCCCGGCTGATCGAGATATTCATCAAGCTGGCCGCTGCGGTGGCCCCGTTCGCCGAGGCCATCAGTGGGCTTGCCACCGACGCCATCGACCGGTTCCTGGACCGGGTCAACGCGTTCGTGGAGTCCGGCGGAGTGGCCGAAGCCTTCCAGGCGGTCGGCGACATCGTCAAGCAGGTCGGTTCGGTGCTGGCCGACCTGGGTGCCATCGTCGGCGCGGTTTTCGGTGCGCTACTGGGCGGCACGGAGCGAGCACAGGCCCCGTTGGCGGCGGTGCTGTCGACGATCCGCGAGTTCGTCGAGTCGGCTGAGGGTGCGGCGACGATCGAGGCGATCGGGAAGGCGTTCCAGCAGGTCGGCGTCATCGTGTCTGGGGTGCTCCGTCCGCTGCTGCCGGTGGTGGGCAAGCTGATCACCGCACTGGCGGGCCCGCTGCTGTCGATCCTGGAGCGGCTGACCCGGCCGTTGATCCGCCTCGCTGAGGACATCGGGGTGCTGATCGGTCGGTTCCTGGAGGCCGGCGGACCGATCCTGGACAAGCTGATCGACGTACTGACCGAGTTCGCGGTTCAGGCGCTGGGCCTGGTGGCCAAGCACATCGAGGAGCTGGGCCCGTTCTTCAGCGAGTTTATGCGCCAGATCGGGCCGGAATTGATCCCGTTGGTGGAGGCCCTGGGGGAGGCCCTGCTGGCGTTGATCCCGATCATTCCGGCGATCACCGAGGCGATGGTGACGCTGGCCCCGGCAGTGATCAAGCTGATTCCGCTGTTCGTCTTCATGATCAACGCGACGACGTTGCTGTGGCAGGGCATCGCCATCTTGATCGGTTTCCTGGCCGAGCTGATCGGCTGGATCCTGAAGGTGGTCGCATCCGGCCTGGCCAAGTATTTCGAGTTCATCGCCTTCATGGTCGGCACGGTCTGGCCGCCTATCTTCGACGCGGTCCGGGCCGCCCTGTCGGCCTGGTTCGACTGGTGGATCAAAGGCTGGCAGTTCGCTCTCGACTCGGTCCGCGATGCCATCAGTACCGGCATCGCCCTGCTCGGCAAGCTCCGCGACACCGTCAGCAACACGGTGGGTTCCATCGGTGACGCTATTGGCCGGATCCCGGGCCTGTTGTCCAGCTTTGTCGGCCGGATCGGATCTGCGGCGCAGGCCATCGGTCAGGCCATCGGAAACGGGATCGCCGCCATACCCGGCTTCGCCGTCAACATTGCGCAGCGGATCGTGGACCGGATCCGGGGTTTCGCCAACAACGTGATCAGCAACATCAACAATGCGATTTTCCGGATTGCCCAATTGATCCGATTCAGTCTGCCCTACATCCCGTTCCTGGCCGAAGGTGCGATCATCGACCAGCCGACCCTCGCGGTGCTCGGTGAACGGGGCCGGGAAGTGGTCCTGCCGTTGGACGACCCTGCGCGGGCGCGTGAACTGGCCGACCAGGCGGGCCTTGCCTCCCTGCTCGGCGACAACTTCGGGGAAGGCTCGGCGCCGAGCGTTCAGGTGTTCATCGGTGACGAGGAGATCACCAAGCGGGTGGACGTGCGGATCATGAAGTTCAACAAGGGGCAGGCCCGGGAGCTGGCCTACGGACCACGGGGGGCGTAAGTGGCAACCCTGACCTCAACCCAGATAACCGGTACCACTCATGTCCGGCTGGAGTTGGACTGGTCCGACAACCTCGACGTCGAGTACGTGCGGATCATGCGTCTGCGCGCGGGCGAGTCGTACGACACCACCACCAACACCGGCGGCA